AAATGTTAATCACAAAAACAAGCGTGAACCTAATCAAAGAATTAAGGGCGTACAGTTGGGATGTTGACAAGACTGGCAAGAAACTTAACAAGCCGATTGACTCGATGAACCACGCCATCGATGCGCTGCGATACTTTGCGATGATGCAACTTGCAATAAAGCCTACACGAAAAGTAATAATTACATAAACAAAACCACATTTTTTAGTCTTATAAGTATGAAAGTAGTAATTCCAACAGATTTAAAAGAAATAACCCTATCACAGTACAAGCGATACCAAAAAGTCGTAGCCGATAATGCGGATGACGAAACGTATATCTGTATTCAGATGGTTGCTATATTCTGCAATTTAGAAGTAGCGGATGTAATGAAACTTCCAGCGCTGGAGTTTGCCGATATAGTTAAAACAATTTCGCAAACACTTGACCAATCGCCATCACTTACACGTACGTTTAAAATGAATGGCGTAAATTATGGATTTATTGCAAATATGGAACGCATCTCACTAGGGGAACACGCAACGATTGACACGTGTATGGGTAAAGATGAACTAACAGAGTTGATGCTTTCAGTAATGTACCGACCAATAACAAAAAGCATAAAAGTAAACGGGGAAAAATATTACGAGATTGAAGAGTTTACCGGAGATGAATCCCTTGCGTTAAATTTCAACGATACTCCGATGCACATAGTACGTGGCGCAATGGTTTTTTTTTGGACTTTATTCAGCGAATTATTGAATCACACCCTATCCTCTATTCCCAAGATGGCACAGAGGGAGAAGTTGAATTTGGAGGAAGCTTTACCGAACGATGGGGATGGTATCAATCCTTTATCACAATTAGCCGAGAACTTAAAATTAGAATTTCAGACGTTGGAAAAGAACCTCTTTTTGAATCACTCACGTTACTATCTTACTTGATTGACGAAAGCAAAGAGGAAGCACGTAGAATAAAACAAACACAACAGAAATGAACCAATACTACACTTGTTTAAACTTTATTAGAGACAGCATAAAAGGTGCTCCTTTCGTTAATACAATCACGCAAGGAACGGATATAATTGATAACGTAAAAAAAAATATATTTCCATTAGCCCATATTAATATAACCAGCGCATCCGCTCCTGGACAAAGTAATACTTTTACGTTTGAGATTGCGGTGTTAGATATTCGCAACGTGTCAAAGGTAAAATCAAATAATAAGTTTCTAGGCAACGATAACGAGATTGACAATTTAAACACGTGCCACGCTATTATAAATTATGCTATTACCAAAATGCAGTTAGCGAGAAACGAACACGATATTGAGATTGAGAACATTTCAGATTTAACTCCGATACTTTTAGAATTTACGAATATGTTAGACGGATGGAAAGTGGATTTAACGCTTTCAATTCCGAACAACGCAATGAGTGTTTGTTGTGAAGATTGATAACGTACAGCAGGCTTTAAATGAGTTTGGGCAACTTGTTATAGATCGGGCGAAGTCTAACTTAAAGAAAGGAGGCAAATACGGTTCTCATAATACAAGTAACAAGTTGACCGACTCTTTAAGATTTGAAACTAAGGAAATGCCCCGAAGTATTGCTTTTGATTTTTACGCTGAAAGTTATTGGAAGTTTTTAGATTATGGAGTTAAAGGTAAAATTTCAAGCGCCAAAGCACCTAACTCACCTTATAAGTACGGAAGCGGCAAAGGACCAAAAGGCGGTTTAAGAACTGCAATCGATAGCTGGGTAGTTCGAAAAGGACTTGCAGGAACAAGAGGCAAAGATGGTAGGTTTACCACACGTAAACAAATGGTGTCAATGATTAGCCGAAGTATCTATTTAAAGGGTACACCCGAAACAAAGTTTTTCCGAGAGGCGTTTGATACGAGTTACAAAAGTTTGGATGAAAATATAGTTGAGAAATACGGTTTGGATGTTGAAACGTTTTTAAAGTTCACGTTAAAAGATATAAAATGAAAGTAATATTTGTTCGAAGTCCTTATAAAATTTTAGTTGATGAAGCTACGCAGGTTTATACTAGATGTGTAGTTGATATAGCTGACCCTGCTGGAGTGTTACCAACCAAAACCGTAACGCTAGAAAAGCAAATCCCGGATACAGTTAATCGGGATTGCTGGTTTAATATTTCGCCTTACATAAAAGATGATATTGAGAACATCGCACCTAGCGCAATCACTCCAACGGATGAAGATGCTAATATGTGGCGATTAGTTGTAGTTAATACCTATTGGAAAGTAAATTTAACAGATGAATGGACTTTATTAGAAGAGCAATCATTTGTCGCAGTAAATGGATATAACAATTATCAAGGTGGTTACAATCAATCATTAACGGAAGATGTTATTTGCTTAACTAATTCCGATGTAAATATTTACCGAGCCGATAACAGCCAATATTTTAACGTGCTTGTTGATTACGATGCGGGAGCTGGTTATGATTTGGTTTACCGATATAGAAATTTAGCAGGAACAACTATTGAAAACGTAGTTATATTTGATGCAGACGATCCAAGATTAGGAGTTTTTATGTTAAAAGTACCTTATAGAACTGCAACGGCAGGACTTGAAAACGGAAATAGTGTACAAGTTAGACTAGATACAAGCGGAGCAGTTCCAGCGCAACCGTTTATTTACTTCTTAAACGGTGATGACTGTCTTTATACACCGATAAAATGCACGTTTATAAACTCAAAAGGCGGTTGGCAATACCTTACATTCTTTAAAGCTAGAACGGACAGCTACGATGTAAAGAGCAAAGGATTTAATCTATTCCCAGATTCGCTTGATTACAATCCATTAAGAGGGCAAAAGAAAGAGTTTAACTTCGATATGAAGCAAAGCGTTAAACTTAATACTGGGTGGGTGGATGAAAACACAATCGAGTTACTTGTTGAACTACTATCTAGCGAAACTATACTACTCGATAACGAGCCAGTAACTTTAAAAGACAAATCTTTGCAAAAGAAAACAAGGTTAAGAGATAAGATGATTAATTACGAAATGAATTTTGAGTACTCGTTTAACCTTATAAATGATGTAGATTAATATGGTAGGAATTTACATTTATATCGATGAACTGATTGATGACGTACTTACGCCAATTTCAAAACGAATAGAGTTATTTGCAGATGAAACTATTAGCATAACATCTTCAATTCAAAACTTTAATGATTTAGGCAAGATATTCACAGACTATTCAAAATCGTTTACAGTTCCAGCATCAGCAGTTAATAATAAAATCTTTTCTTATTGGTACGAAAACTCGGTTAATGATGGGTTTGACCAACGTAAAAAATACTTTGGTAGAATAGAGATTGACGACATACCTTTTCGCTTTGGTAAATTCCAATTAGAGAAAGCCGATAAAAAAGGCAATATGATTGAAAGCTATACAATCAATTTTACTGGTAATCTAACTCAAATAAAAGACAGATTCAAAGAGGATAAATTGAATAGTTTAGATTACAGCGAACTAAACTTTGATTATACTTACGCAAATATTAATAATGCTATGACATTGGGAACTACAAACCCTTATGTAGCATTTCCTTTAATTGGTAGCGACAGACGTTTTGAGTGTGGTACTGGTAGCGGTTCAGATATAACGACAGCTAGTGGCGAAATAGATACTAGAACTTTATTTCCTGCGATACCAGTTTGGAAAATATTTGAGTACATACAAAGTAAATACGGACTTACTTTTAGCGGAGTTTTTTTGGATACTTTACTATTTAAAAAACTTTGGTTATTCCTTAAAAATGCGGAAGTATTTACGTTAAGGTCTGAACCTATGCAAATGAATTTTACTTCACCTTTTTTTACTCAAAATGCGTTAATAGGATATTTAGATTTGGCAACCGATGAATACATATTTACGTTTAACAATTTAAACAGTTCAAACGCAACTTTTAGAATAGAATCATTTGCTAAATTAAATGTTGACCTAGCCGATTATGGAATACCTTATACGTTTACAATTTACGACAATGGTGTTTTGTTTGCTACTTATGAAAATCTATTAGGATTTCAAGATATTAATTTTTTCGGGCGATATCGAGCACAAGAACCGTTAGTAAATGGGGAATTTCAAACGCATAGATTTACTTTTTTTATAAGTTCAAATTTGCCTATGACATTGAATTTAATTATTCAGCATAAAAGATTAAATGCAATTAATAACGAAAGTCAATTAGGTGGAACGCCTAATCAAACAACAGCATCACTA